CCCTTAAGTCAAATCAGGATTCATGATGTTTGCCAAATCAATTTCGCGTTCTTGCAATTGCGTTCCCGCTTGTTCTTGCAAGAAAGTTGGATATGCCGCCGATGATGAGAAATAAACAATCCGCTTGGGTTTGGTTCTCAATGCCCACTGGAAGAAGTCGCTATCAATGGCAAGGTCACTGGCCACTGCCATTGGCTGACCTTCGATGGTGGCGCGGCCACCGACAATTGCCGCCAGATGGATGACCAAATCAAATTGATGTTTGTTGAAAGAAAAGAAATGTCTGGCATCCATCGCATGAAAAGTTTTGTTGATGTCAATGCGCAGGACATTGTTGCGTTTGTCTGCTTCAAAATATCTTTGGAAAGCGCGACCCACGAATCCTTCGCTGCCAGTGATTAGGATTTCCATCATTCCCCCGTTTGGTAATAGTGCGAACCTGTTTCCGCAAAATATCTTTTGGCATCATCGGTGAAAACAAATGTGTCGTCAGCGTATAAGGCTGCACCAATGTGATTGAGCGTGCTGACGCGTTCTGTGGGAAAGTTGCGGCGCTCGCTCTTTCCTTCGACCTTCGTTTGGTAGAAATCATCATGCACCAACGCTTTGTCTTTGATGCGAGGATAAATGACATCGGCAAGGAAGTCTTGGTCGGTCATATAGAAATCGCGGGCGGTCTTCCGATATTCATCAATGAGTTCTTTCATATCCCGAAGGTTCTTTGTGTACGCCGAAAACATCCCGGCGCTGATGAGATAATTGTGACCTGTTGGATGGTCTTTCAGGATGTGCGCATCAAATAGCGATTTTTTGAAGTGTGCGTGTGCCACGCTCTCCCGCTGGCCTAGTCGGGCATCAACATCCCGACAGAGAACAAGGGAAGCCTTCTCATCACTGAATGCGTAATATCGCCATAACCGGGCGAAGTTGTTTTCGGGTTCATCCACTTCTTTGATGCGAACATTGACCATCAATTCCAAGATTTGCTTGATGTGCAGGGGAACTGATTGGCCGACATAGAACCACACCTGCGCATCAGGGAAGAACTGCTGAGCAAGTAGCGCATTCTTGATTGCGCCGACTGTGTATCTCTCATCCTTGCCATACAAGGAATACGAAATCACTTCATACATTGCAAGGTTTCCAGAAGTTCTTTGTATTCGTTCGACTTGATGTATTCCACGAATCTGTTGTGGTCACGATTGGAAAGGCTTGGGTCATTGACTTCTTGATACAACGCATCCATTTGACCTTTGCCGGCATACGGGTGCATGTGTTCGATGATGACATCCCCCAAATATCGGATGGCTTGAAGGTCAATGCCTAGTTGCAGCCAAAAGTTATCCAAGAATAAATGTTCAAATTCTGGTGGAACCATCCCATTGAGGGCATCCACGATGTTTGCCGTCATGAAAACTTGGGTGGGAAGACGATGACCTTGCAGAAGGTCGTTCGCGTAGGCCAATCCCACTGGCATGTCTTCCAGTTCGCTGATGATGATTTCATCCCAGTTCTTTGTGCGTGGGCGGTGGTCATCTCCAAGGAAGCCGAAAAACGAAAATTCGCCCCGCAGGATTTGGGCTGCGCGATTGAGTGGTCGCGCCATGCCTTTTCCTTCGCGGGGCAATTGAATCAAAAGTGGAATCTTGATGGCTTTGTAATCTTCCAATGCAGGGTCGTCATCATCTACGACAACAACCAGCGTGCATTTCGCATCGGTATCTTCGAACGATTGCAAAAGTGCTTCGATATTCTGCGGTCTGCTACGACTTGGTGTGATGATTGCAAAATCACTCATGAGAGAGTTCACCAGCAATCGAAAAATATGCAGCGCCATCAATGTAGGAATCAAGATGTTCTGGTGTTTGCACCAATCTTGCTGCCTTGACCATCGCCATGCACAACGCTGCCTGTGCTGGCGTGATGTCTTTTTCCAAGATGACTGACCATAAAGTTGCAATCCGCTGATGATTGATGCGCGGATGGCCATAATCTTTCTGTCTGTCAGTGTGAATCAGCCGTTTGGCTTCATCAAGTATGTTCCCCCGGTTCATCGTGCTACTCCTTTATTTTGCCGTATGTTTCATCTTTTGGATTCAACGCTCGCATAATAACAGGAAGGAAGGAAACCCAAACGCCGTTGGCAACCATCTTCCAATCATCAGCAGAAAAATCCCAAGGTGATTTGCCGATGGTTGCCATCAAGGTGATGACAAGAACGAGCAATGCGCGGAAGTAAGTCCCCGCCGCTGCAACCAACTTTGGATTCATTTTCATTTGTTCTCCAGGTTCCCAAGGCCAAGTGCCTTGATGTGTTTTTTGGCTTCCCCCGGTGAAACAATAACTTCAAAATGCATGTCATCAGGTCTGTTCTTGTATGTGTATCCACCGCGCAATTTATATTTTGCACAAAGTTCATCAAGGATGATTTTTTGTTCTGGCGTAAAGGTATCGCGCTTTCCCAATGGATGCCGGCGAGCGTTCAGGTCAAGCGCCGTTCCCGAACTATGATTGGAAAGTGAATCTTCGCTGTTCCTCACCATTCGAAATGCAAATCCCCAGTCATCCAATTCACCTTTGTCAATCTTCTCCACACGCTCATTGAATTCTGCTGCGAAATGAATCAATAGTGGTGCGGCTGCTTCAGCAACGCGAACTTTGATGTCAGTGCCGGGGATTGGGTATGACTTGATTTTGATGGCCTTTGGGTCTGGTGATGCTGGCCAACCATTTTGTGATTTCATTTGCGCTCCATCAGAATCCGCATGATTTCATTGACTTGGCTTTCAAGTCGCGTGACGGAATCTTTGAGTGATGACCCACCATTGGGGCGAAGTTCGTTCAAGTAATGCTTGACCAACCATCGGATTGCAGTGAGAAATGCCGTCACAATTGCAATCACACTGACAATCAAAGCAGCCCAATCAGCAGGTGTCATTTTTGAATCCTATCGCGCAGATATGAAAAACCCACAGGTCGCTGAACCTGATGAAGTGATTCCATACATTTTCTCTGTTGGTGTCATTTGAAATACTACCTTTTCACCATTGTCAATCTTGAACCCGGTGGCATCGGTGACATTATCACCACCAACAAAAAAAGCACCAGATGCACCATGAATGTGAACTTCTCGAAAGGTTGTTCCGATGTCAATGATTAGTGTTGCGGTGGTGGTGATTGTGACTTGTCCGGCTGATGCCATCTGTCATCTCCTAGGGGGTCGGCGTAATCTTCCCAAGTGGGAATGGATTCGGTACTGCAATCCCCGGTGAGCATTGACATCAGCCGGCGATGGCTGCGGCTTCTTCTTCCGTCAAACCAAGGGCTGCCAACTTTGCCAGCGCCGATGCCTTCGCTGCGGCTTTGGCTTCGGCTTCGGCGGTTTCGGCTGCGCGTTGTGCTTCTAAGTTAGCGCGGTCAATCTCCATCTGCGCAATTTCTTCATCAGTCAGGAATTCGACTGTTTGTTCACCGGTAGAACAATCAACAATCAATTTTGTTGGTCGGTCTGTCATGTTTTCTCCTTATGAGTTTTTTATTCCGTACAGGTCAAAGCGAGAACCAGAAGCAAAACTGGTAGCGCAAGTAAGCAAAAGGGAAGATATAACAGCACTATTCGACAGCAACCCTGCTCCCAAAGTTAGATATTGAAAAGTAGTGGTGTTATTTTCATTCACTGAACTTGCAGAAGCGACTTTGTATAAAGATGACGCATATTGGGGAAAATATATTTCTTGACTGCCAAAAGTGCTTGCGGTAGAACTTGAATTTGGTATGCGCAAATATCCCTGTGCAAAGAATTGAGCATCGCCGCTTGCTCTAACGCTATCGGCAGTCGTACCATCACCACGCAAATCTGTTTCGGAATATCCAGCGTTGATGCTATTTGCTCGTACAATTACATATCCGCTTGAACCAGTATCTCGCGCAGATATTGTTAGTAATAAATCAGTATAAGTCGAAGGTATAACACTGAGCGTCACGCTTGCTTGGTTGCTTGTCAAAACTGTTTTGTTCAAAGCAACATATGTGTTTGCCATCTATGCCCTCTTTATTCCGTACAAGGTATATGTTGTTCCACTGCTCATTCCAACCGAAAATGGGTCAAGTTGGATTGATGTTATTGCAGAAGTATTGTTGAGCATTCCAATTGAACGTTCAACATTTCCAGCACCACTTCTGTCTGCTGATAATTCAATCAGAACAGTTTTTGCAAGTGTTGTGTTTGTATAATCCAAAAAAATCAATCTATAAAAAACAAATGGTGTGACGGATGTTGCAGTGATATTCGTCAAATAAAATTTTGAATCATTTACATATGCGCCTGATGTTACAGTGGCACCATTTCCAAAAAGTGTTGTTTCGTAATATCCAGTTGATGCGTTGTTCACTCTAAAATCGCCAGTATATACTGAGCCAGATACCGCATATTGAGCAACACCAATCAAAACCAAATCGCTATATGTTTGCGGAATTGAGGTGAATTGCATGTTATATGTTGTACCGCTTGCCGTATATGTTGCAATTGGTTCATATGTTGCGGGCATCAAGCACTCTCCTTGATTCCATAGAGTGAAACTCTGGTATTTGTTGTCCAACTTGAACCTGAATTCAAAACTGAAATTGATGAAATTGCAGCAGTGTTCATCCAAAGCCCACTGCAAAATTCAAGATAACCGCTTCCAGTAAATCTTTGACCTGAAAAAATTCTGAAAGTTTTATATTTTGATGTTGATGCATAATCTAAAATATCAATGACAGCAACAGAAGGAAATGATGATGAAATGCCGCCGGGAAATAAATTTGCAAATGTAAAGGTCGAAGCAACTCCAAATGTGCTTCCTGAACCTGAGCCAGAACCACGAAGAACGTGTCTAGCATAATTATTTCCAGTATCAGAATTGACTTGAATATAACAATCACCAGAACTTGCAACCATTGAAATTCTCAATTGAAGATGCTTGTATGTTGAAGGGATTGAGTTCAATGTAATGGTTCCTGATGAACCAGTTCCGTTCGCGCTCAAAATTGAATCAAATGATGTTCCGGCAGCACTTAGCGCACCCCATCCATACGCGCCAGCAGACATGCCGCCACGCGCTGAAAGAATTGGTGACATTACTTCCCCCTAATTATGCGAATTTTGTTTGTGATGCAAAAACTGTGTAAGTCGGCGTTGCTGCCGTCTTGATGACTGTATAAACATATGCATCAATTGATGATGCGTTGCCAGCAGCCCACGCAGTTCCGCCCTGATATTTTGGTGTGACTGCGCTGCC